CCTAATGCTAGTTGATTTGGAGTTAAGTTTTCTGTAACAGCATCAGCAATAATACCTACACTACCTATTGTAATAGATAAACTATTGCCTGTTACAGTTACCGCAACACTATTGTCGGGTCCTGATGTAGCAAATGGTAATGCTGATATTGCGTCAAATCCTAAACTCATAAATAATCCTTAAAAGGAGGCAGTAGGTATGTGGTGGTGTACTGCCCCCATCTAAAGATTATATCATCGTTTAAACCAAGAAGGAAGACCTAAATGTGGACGCTTGTCGAACATATTATCCTTCGCTCCTGGAGTCTTACGATTGTTATAATGCAGAAAAACTTGTACGCATTCTTTACCCTTGAATTTTTCTCTCCAATGTTCTAGCTCACAGCCAGAATAAACCAGCATATCTCCTGGTTTTAAATCTACTTTAATACCTTTTGTATTCTCTGATACATAACCAACACCTGGTTTAACACCACCTTTTTTAGGATTTGGTTCTAGATATATTGGCCAATCATCACCACCTAAATTCATAGTGGTAGATATCTCACAACTAAATCTGTCTTTATGTCTTTTTAAAATATCACCTTTTTTATAAATTCTTGCATAAGTATATGCTGGATATAATTTAAGACCTGTCACCTTTTCCATTTCTGGTTGGCATTTTAACATTAAAGTTTCCATAGCTATATTAGAATACTGACTATAAGTTTCTGGTATCTGTTCATCTTGTCCTTCGTAGTGACCTATAATATTTTCAAACGGTGAAATGTATCTAGCATTTCTACAAGTATCATATACTTGTTTTTGCATCATAAAATAATTTGCAACAAAAGCTGCTAGGTCTTTTGATATCGCTTGACGAATAACTGTATATTTTTTTTTCTTAAACATCTTTTGCCATCTCTTTTGGCACTGCTTGTATATTCCAATGTATAAATCTAAATGGTTCAATACCAAAGTCTACTGCATACTCATGCTCTAGATATCCAGGAAATATAATTAATGTACCTGGTGTTGGTTTAAAGTGAATTAATTCTGATCCACCCCATACACCTTTTTGATCTGGTTTCATTTTTAATTTTGTAGCTCTAGCACCTGTTCTAGGTTCGTGAAAGATTGGATAAGAAGTTTTATCACTGCACTTTAAAAAATAAAAACCCGATACGTGTTGATTCCAATGTATGTGTGCTGAATGATGACCACCACCTTTTTTAGCAAACTCTTGTACCCACATCTCACTAAACATAGTTGTGTATTGTGACATATCAAAACCTTGATGATCTAAATACTCCCAAGACTTTTGACCAATGTAGTTTCTAAAATCTAAAAAGTCATTATCAGCAGTTAAAGGTGTTGAATGATATGATCTTCCAAAGTCACCGTGTTCTTTTATAAATTTCTTTTCTCTTGTTCTTGCATCTTTGATATATTTATTAGATGCTTTTGTTAAAGATTTTACAAACTCTGGTTTTTGTTCTGACCAGATAGTTGTATTAAAATAATTACTTATAAACATTATCTAAAAGGCCTCCCTAAATGCCATACCACAAGACTATATCTTGTGCCTGATGTTACTGGTTTAACTCTATGCCACACAAAACTAGGAAATACAATGATAGATCCTTTTGGTAATATCTCTTTACATTGTACTCTGTGTTTTGATTCGTCTCTCATATGTGGATCGTAGTTTCTAAAATCAAATTCTAATTCACCACCTTTATATTCTGAACCATCTGTTAACTGACAAGTCATAGATAGTTTTCGAATTCTGCCGTGCTCTGGATTATTAACATCGTCTCGTTGATATGGTTTATCCCAACTATCACAATGCCAATCATAATATTGATTGTGTTTATATTTTGTAAACTGACAAGACTCACTTCTTTCCCAGTCAAAGTTCCAACCAGCTTGTCTATTTGCTTCGTGAACGTATGGGTGTAATTCTTTGTATATCCAAGTATCATTTAACCAAACTAAATCAGAGTTTCTTTTTCTTTTTAAATCTTTAACTTCTTCTTTTTTTAATTTTCTATCACCATAGCCACCTGTTCTAGCCATTACTTCTTCTTGTGAATTTGCATAAGCTATTACATCATCGCAAAATTTAGGTGTCAACACACCACTAAAATACCAATAGTAATTAGATATATTCATAAGTTATTGTTTGTACAAAGTTTAATGAATCTTTTTGATTATTAGTTAAGTAGTACATATTAGTTGATGGAAACATAATAAATTTATTATTAGTAAGTTCTACATCCCAACTTCTTCCTTTACGTCTATTATCTTCATAGTGTATTCTGACCATACAGTCTTTAACTTTTACACCATATAGTAATGTAAAGTCTGGAGAGTTTCGTAGATCCACCGGATCAATATTTAATAAAGGAATTGTTGTCTCATTGGGTTTATAGATATTTCCCCACGTTGATTTGTTAATTAAATTGATACCATAATCAAGACCGATAAAGTCTCTCATATATGTGTTTAACATATCCCAAGTTCTTGAGAATGGAAATTGTTTATTAGTAAATGATGATTGTAAAATATCGTTGGTAAGTTTTTCTTGGTCTATCTCAAAACCTTTCGGCATATCGATATCACCGTAGAATAAACTTTGCTCTGTTAATACTTTCTTCTGCATACCACCACCATTTTTAATTTATGCGTTTGAGTCTGTCAAGTCCCAAGTTGTATTAGTTTCATTCCAAACATAAGACCATCTATGAGTACCAGCTGTATTTTGTGAAGTCTGTTCTTCTGTTAGTGCTGGAGCATCACCGATTGGTGATTTCCAAGAAGCTGATTCGATGTGTTTTACCCAAGATGCAAAAGGTTTTTTAGGCCAGAAGATTTGATCATCCTCGTCCCAAGTGTAACCTATCCCTGCGTAATTTCCTCTAAAAGGTGTTCCACCATCTTTGTGAACGCCACCAGCTGTATTGTATGAAGTTTGAATCCACATTTGTGCAGGCCAATTATTATGTGTCTCTAAATATTGTTGACCTACTGATTCATCTTCAACGCCATCAGCGTTAAGCATATCAGAATTATTCAAAGTTAATACTTGAATAACTTTACTGTTAGCTCCTAGTTTTGCAAAATGTGCCATAATGTTTCTCCTTATATCTTATTTTTAATTATCATTCAACTATTGAAATTTATATCTTATTATTACTATTCCTGAACCACCAGCAGCACCTTTAATATAGTTAGCACCACCTCCACCACCTCCACCACCAGTGTTAGCTGTTCCTGCTACGGCATTATCTGCAGGCACTGTTGCACCTGCACCTCCACCACCAGTTCCACCAGCTCCTCCTACTCCTGGAGAGAAATAGTTACCACCACCTCCACCACCAGCAAAAGCAGTTGGTGATCCATTAATACTAGTTGTTGCACCTGCACCCCCAGCACCTCCATTTGCATTAGGTCCTGGACTTGTAGAATTACCACCTGAAGCGGTAGCTCCACCACCTCCACCACCACCTCCTGGGTTAGTTCCATTTCCACCAGGGTTTCCTTGAGGTGGAGTTGTTGGAGGAGTGTTTCCTGCATACCCTGATGTTGTTGGAGCAGTTGGTCCACCTCCACCACCACCAGATCCACCAGTTGCTCCTGCATTTGTCCAATTAGCAGCTTTACCACCTCCAGCTGATGTTATTGTACTAAATACTGAATTACTTCCACTATTATTTGTAAAAGGTGTACCACAACCGGATGCTGGTGAACCAGCACCTCCAGCACCCACTGTTATTGGAAAATCTGTTGCTGTAACTGTTATTCTATTTGGTGCACTTGGCTGACCATCTAAAGGACTAGCTGTATAAGGAGTAACTGGGCTTTTAGTTTCTCTAAAACCACCTGCTCCACCTCCTCCTCCGTGTCCTTTTCCACCAGCACCTCCACCAGCTATTACCATATAACTTACTTCGTTATTAGCAGCAGTTTCAGCTGTTGAATTTACTGTAAAAGTTCCTGGACCTGTAAATGTATGAATTCTACAATTACCAGAAGTTGTTATTGTTCCTCCAGTTGCACATAAAAAATTTTCAAATAAACCATCTCCTGTTTGAGAACCTGTAAACACAATTCTCCATCCTTCAGTTGCATCAACATATATAAGTTGCACCGTAGTATTGTTTTTAGCTAAAACTATATCAGCTGCATTTCCATTAATATTAGAACTATTTCTACCAACTGTTAAATTGTTAGTAGCAAAAGTTCCTGTGTAGTCTGAAATTGCTACAACGTTTCCTGCACTTGGTGATGCAGGTAATGTAATTGTAAATGCTGAAGAAGTTGTATCTGCAAAATATCCAACACCACTTGTTGATGTAAAACCTGTTGTTTTTTTTGTAGTATCCCAAGATACTTCACCTGTAGAACCAAAACCTGCCGCCGTTCCATTGTTCGTGATTGTTGCACCTGCAGGAATGGTAATAGTGTCACCACTATCTCCTAACTGAACTGTACCACAATTTGTTCTTGGACTAATTTTATTTACTTTTACTTCACTCATAATTTACCTATTGAAATTTATATCTTATTATTACTATACCAGAGCCACCAGCTCCACCATTTGCTGGATCTCCTGATGCACCGCCACCACCACCTGTATTAGCAGTTCCTGAAACTCCGACTGCGCCACCACCTGATGGTCCTGGAGCTCCAGCTCCACCTCCACCAGCTCCTCCTGGTCCAGGTGCTCCTGATGTATTATAAACTCCACCTCCACCGCCAGCATAAGCTGTCGGAGTGTCGTTAATTGAAGTTGTTGCACCAGCTCCTCCTGCACCTGCTGCAGGTCTTGATGAATTCCAATTACCACCAGCTGCAGTTGCACCACCACCGCCTGTACTTGTTGTTGAAGCACAAGGTGGGCCAGATGGATTACCTGCACCAATTGGATTACTTCCTGTACCACCAGGATTTCCTTGTGGCGGACTTACGGGAGGTGTATTACCAGCACCACCTGGTGCTCCTGTTGGACTTATTAATCCATTATATGCTGCACCACCACCAGAACCACCTGCTATAGAAGCATCTGAAGTTCCAGCACCTCCTCCACCACCAGCAGATGTTACTGTTGAAAATATTGAATTTGCTCCGCTACTACCTGAATTTCCTCCTGGAGCTGGACCACCAGCTCCTCCTGCACCAACTGTGATTGGAAAAGAAGTTGCTGTAACTGTAACTCTGTTTGGAGCAGTTGGATAACCATCTAAAGGACTTGCTGTATAAGGAGTAATTGGATTTTTAACTTCTCTAAATCCTCCTGCTCCACCACCGCCACCTATACCATTTCCACCGCCACCACCACCAGCTACTACTAAATATGAAACTACATTTTCAGGTGAATTACTTGAAGTACTAGATACACAAAAAGTACCAGGCCCTGTAAATGTATGAATTTTAAAATCTCCTGAAGTTGTAATCGTTCCACCTGTGGCTGTTAAAAATGTTCTACCTGTAACATTCGATGTTGAATCCATTGTATTTTTCCAACCTTCAGTATCATCCACATAAACAAAAGTTACTGATTGACCTTCAGTTGATAAAACTGCATTAGCATTTGCCCCACCTATTTTTTGTGAACCATTTGGTGTTATTGTTAAATTATTTGTTTGAAATGTGTTTGTATAATCAACGACCGATACAATATTACCGGCAGTTCCTGCTGGTAAATTCATTGTAAAAGCGCCACCAGAAGTGTTTGCAAAATAACCTTCGCCATTAGCTGCTGTGAATGTGGCAGTTTTAATACTTCCTGTTTGCCAGTCTACAGTTCCTGTTCTACCAAAACCTGTCTGTGATGCACCTGATGCTAAAGCAATCGTATCACCACTAGCGCCAATAGTAATTGTATTACTATTCTCGTTAATGATGTTTGCACCGCATTGGTTTTGAACGTTATTTACTTTAATTGTACTTGTCATAATTATTGAAATTTGTACCTTATTATTACTATACCTGAACCGCCATTTCCACCTGTTGTACAATCTACTAAAGTTCCACCTCCACCACCACCGCCAGTGTTAGTTGTTCCTGCTTCACCACTGTATCTTGGAGCATTGTTATTAGATCCACCTTGTCCACCACCACCTAATCCACCTGCTGCACCTCCACCTGGAGAACCAGTTGCTCCACCGCCTCCTCCAGCAAAATATTGTACACAAGAAGAACATTCACCATTACTTGATCCAAAACCTGTGACCCCACCACCAGCTCCACCAGCTCCACCTGGATTAGGATTATTTGGAGTGCCTCCTCCTGCTGCCATAGCTCCACCACCACCTGCTTGATTAGTTGGATCTGGAATACTTCCAACCGCACTTCCACCAGGATTTCCTTGAGGTGGACTAACTGGTGGTGTGTTACCTAATCCACCACTAGGAGCACTTGGTCCTCTAGAACCTCCTCCAGAACCACCAGGTGCTCCTGAAATACAAGCTCCTCCAGCGCCTCCACCACCACCTGTGGATGTAATTGTACTAAAAATTGAATTTGATCCATTACAACCTACAGTACCACCACTACCAGATCCACCACCACCGACTGTGATTGGAAAAGCTGTTGCTGTAATTGTTACTGCTGTTCCTGATGGAAAATTATTTATTGGACTAGCTGGTCCTGATTGAGGATTATTTGTTGTGTTAGCGTAAAACCTAAACCCTCCAGCACCAGCTCCTGAAGCACTTGTAGCACTTGCTAGAG